CCATCAGAGCCTGTACCAGGACCACCAGAAGGACCTGCTGGAGGTGCTGCAACACTTGTTGCTGTTGCTGTACCAGCAGGAGCACCAGAAGGCGGCGGAGCAGGAGCATTGGACTCTTGTTTTACTTCACCAGCTGGAGCACCTGTTGGAGCTGCGTTAGTTCCAGTTGCTCCACCAAGACCAAATGCGCCAGCGCCTGTTTGACCTAGAGCAGCAGGAGCAGCTTGTGTTGGTGCACCTGCAGGCGCAGACATAGAAGGTGTTGATGGTGTTTCAGAAGGCGGCGGACCTATTGGATTGCTAACAACTACATCGCCTGCAACACTTTTGTTTTCATCGATCTCACCATACCTTTGACCTGTTTGAATATTGATCGCAACAGTTCCATCTTTTAGTTTATTCTTAAGAATACCAACTTCTTGACCTTCTTTATTCTTTGGAAAACGTTTGAAGTCGGACTGTTTTAATTTAGCTCCACCATCACCCCAACTATTTCCTGGTTCATCATAGAAAGCTTCTTTGATACCTTTGAATCCTTTTTGAAGATCAGGACGACCTTTCAGTCTTGAACCAACTTCTTTTGCATTATCGCTAACTTCTTGCTGATCCGTTTTACCTTCGCTACGCTTCTTAAGCGCATCAAACATAGGATCATCCATGATGGCTTTAGTTAGCTCTTGTAATCCTTTATACAGTAAAATTGCAGCAACAGCACCAGCAGCTAAAGCTCCACCAACAGGAGTTGCGAGAAGTGTTCCCATCATTCTAAACAACGCTGGAAGTTTTCCAACAAGCTCAAGTGCAATACTACCAGCAAGTCTAAGCAAGGTTTCAGCAACACCGAGCAAGCTTTTTAGCATGTTCAAAGCAGTTGGACCTAAGTTCTTTGTAATCCAACCAAGTATAAGCTTTTCAAATAGATCACCAAAAAAGTTGCTCTTGTCGTCTTCTTTCTTTGGTTCTTCTTGTGGTGCGTTTACATTTACTGGAACACCATCGATCTTTACAGGTACATCAGTTTTAGGAATAGCAAGAACTGTACGAATGAAGTCAATTCGACTTGCGTTCATCTCGTTATTGAGAACGCGGAATCTTGTTGTTATATCTTTATTGAGGTTCTTTAGAGACTTTACAACTGCACCAAGCGAAGCAATAACACTTTTAGCAATATCAGTAATCTTGGCAATTTCTTCGACTAAACTTTGTAGTGTAGTGACAACAGAATTGACAATAATATTTGAAAATAGACCGCCAGATACGCGCTCTGCATTGTCATTAGCCACAGCAGGATTCTTACCAAAGAACTGCTTTAGATTTGGTCTATTGTCATTTGCGCCTCCAGCAGGAAGCAAAGCGGAAATAGCCATTAGAATAATCCTCTTCCTGCAACAACACCAGCAGCTAGATTATATGGATTGAATCCTTGTTCCATCTTTCTAGGTGAATAAGATGCTGTCTGATATACTGTTCTTGTATTATTGACTACTTTATCATTCTGCATGATAATGGTTCCACCGCGCGCTTGATTTTCTGCAATCATATTGTCGACAGCGTTTTGACTTGAAGCAGCTGCAAGAGCGTTTGCTGGTGCTCTTTGTGGTGCTGCTTCTGGTTTACCAGCAGACGCAACGGCAGCTCCAGCTCCCTTGTATTCCCAGTGCCATGGTTCGCGAGGAATGGTACTAAATCCAAAGCGACCAGCATTAGCCATTAGCCAATCGTTCTGCTTTGTTCCTTTAGAGTTAGCACCGCCGCCAAGGTCAAGAGCTGTACCCCAACCGTGGTTAGATGTACCAGGACGAGCAGCAAGACCGCCTTGCGAATACAATCCCTTTTCTTGTGCTACTTTTACCTGAGATGCATATGAACGATAAGAGTCAGTAATAGACCAAGAAACGCCATCTTGCTTTGCTGCTTGAACCATTGCTTCATATGCAGCAGCTGCGCTTGGTTGTAGTTTATGATTACCCTGACCAACAGATACTAGCTGTGCCTGATCTAGATTACCATTCGATCCAGTCTTTTGTGGTTCACCGAAGTTCTGTGTTGCTCCACCAGGACCTTGACCCGGAACTGCAAAGTTCCCAAACTGTGATGGACCACCAGGTACACTTGATGCTTGTGGAACAGCAAATGTACTACCAGCGGCAGCAGTAGCAGCTGCTGGACCGCCAGCTAGACCTTCACCCTTTGCATATTTCATAGCCGTGTCAATGCGCTTCTGTCTATGTGCTCCAGACGAACGCTCGTAGTATTGGTCGACATACGCAGCAGCTTGCCCAGCATCTTGCGCTTGACGAATCATACCGCCAGCTCTTTTTTCGTTATTGTTTAGTTCCCAGTTGATGAACTCAAGCTGTTCTTGGAAATTAGATTCACGAATAGGCTTGCCATATGTGCGCTGAAAGATAGCTTGGCGATCTGGATGCCATTGTGCTAGACCATATGCTTTGCCGCTATCTCCAACTGCGTTTGTTTTGAAGTTAGACTCTGCTTCGATATTAGCAGCAATACCAATAGCCTGTGCGCGAGTAAATCCCTTCTTCTCGAAAAAATCGATTGCCTCTTTTGCACTGCCAGTAGCAGCTACACCCGGTCCAGCATATCCTGCACCTGGACCAGCTCCTGCAGGACCACCACCGGGCGCAGCTCCGCCAGGTCCACCAGCAGGAGCTTCTTTGTTTTCACCACCAAGCATTGCTCCAACAGCTGCGCCAGCAAGTGCAGCAAATCCAATTTGCTTTGCAGCCTTCTTCATGCCTGCAACAGGACCGCGCGGCTCTTTGATCTTTTCTTTTTGCTCTTTTTCTTTAGCTACTTTCGCAGCTTTCTTTGTTACAGCAGTTTTTATTTCACCAGCTTTAGCTGCTTTAGAAGCACCAACACCCTTAGATGGTTTTGATTTAGCACCGCCAGCTTTAGTTGCTGTCTTTACTCCAGTCAGCGATTCGATAACTTTATCACGGAGATCGTCGTTCTGTTTGATTAGATCAGAGACAACCTTTTCGTGTTGTTCGGTTAGATTGGTAATAACCTTTTCAACTTCACCAAAAGCATTTGGTATAGTCGTAAGAATCTTTTCGTGGCTTCTAGCTAGATTTGATGTTGCTTTGACAACACTACCCAGTTCACGACCGATCTTGCGCTCGGCAGTCTTCTGATCTTGCGAAACAGTTTCTGTAGGAGCTACAGCTTTTTGAACAGCAGCTTTCTTTGTTGCAGTTTCTTGTGATAGAATATCAGCAAGACGACCAGTTAGCGGCTGACCGTTCTGATCGACAATGTTTCCCTTTTTGTCTTTATAGAACTTGGACTTGCCAATCTTACCAATGACTTGACCGAAGCCTTTGACCTTTTTCTTTTGCTTGGCTTGTCTAACTGGAGCAGGGTCGTCAGGAAGCGAAGGCTGCGCAGACAGTGCTTCTGCTGCAGCTTTCTTAGCACTATCGCTACCCTTTTCAAGGATAGCTCTAAGAATCTCTTCGTCTTCCTTTGACATTTATCGCCTTGTTGCTTTTTCTTGTTCTTCTTTTAGTTTCTCTAGATGCTCAATAAGCATCTTGACGTAAATATCTCTCTCCCACGGTATCATTCCATCTATATCACTCAGCGAGTATTTGTGGTGCTGCATCAACGAAAAATTAGTTTTATAATAATTTGCTAGTGTATTATGAGAGAGGATCATCAAAAAAAATCAGACAGTCCCTCCAGCGTGACTGTATCTTCTTGCCCACAGCCCTTGCACTTATAGCTAAACGTATGCTTTAGTTTTGGCATCGTCGCAATAAACTCCATGATCTTAGCAAACTGCTGAGTGTTCAACGAGTCAATAAAGTCCATCGCATCCTGTAGATTATCTGGCTCATAGACATTCTCTTCGTCATAGACGGAGACAATACACTTGGCAATCATCTTTAGCTCGTCGGTACCATCATTGACTAGCTTGATATCGCTGATCGTTGGATAGCGCATAACAACGCCAAGATTATCAGTGATCTTGATCTTATTAGTATGCTTCTCGTTCTTCTCGACCTTGACTCGTTCCAGATTGATTTCAACTGGTGTTACAGCTTCACACGCAATACCAGAATAATTTACACCACCAGTATGCTTATATTCTAGCTTGATAACTTCACCAACCGACTTAGCTCTTAGATTGAGGAACAAATATTCCAGATCAAAGAACGGTAGATCGGATACACTCACATCGCTATCTAATACACATGCAGACAATACGTCTTTCACTGCATCGATCATCGAGTTCTGATCTTCGGAAGTTGCTGCCATAAGCAGCGCTTTTTCTTCCTTGACTAGAAATGGTCTAAAAGAAACACGCTGTCCAGTTGAAGGCAGTTCAATCGAAAAACGTGGTGCTGCTAACTTAGGTAACGCCATAATATTTCACTCCTATTATTTTCTATTCGATTTTTCCATGTTGAACAAGTCGCTGCTGCCAAAGTTATTATTGTGCTCTGTAGCATAACGATAATTGATTTCAACCTGCATTTTGCCATACCCCTCGTCACCCCATGACATCTGAATATCATTGACGGAGACGGGATATGCCTCTTCTAGTGTAATCGTATTCTGAATTTCAAATGTTGGTTGGTCAAAGATGCGCAGAATATTCGACGCGATCTGTGCACCGGCTGAGACGTTGCGACCAAAGGTAGTATTTGGATTGACGAACTTGGTAATAGCTTGCGATCCAATACGCGCAAGCGTCGTTGCGTCAGTACCGATTGGCTGCGAGAACTGCAGAATAGCGATGGTACCAATACCGTCTTTATAATACTTACCGTCAAACATGCCGGGAATTGAACTACGATTCGGATTGTCTCTGTAGTGACCCGTAAAGAAATCTTGCCAACGCATGAATACTTCACGCTCACGCATATCCTTTGATAGAATAATACTCATTGTGACGGGCTGCTGAGTAAAGCGATATGGTACACGACGGACTGGACCATGATAATTCTGGTCAAGTGTCTGGAGATTACGCCCAGGCAGATTGATCGACTCGATGCGAAAGCGCATGCCACCGACTAGACCATATCTGTTTAGAATGGTAGGCGATACGCCGGGACCGCCAATGATCCACGCTTCGAAGTGAGACGTGGAAGCAATACCGCTCTGTGAGATATTAGCATTGAATTCTTCGATATTGAATGGCATTTGTTAGATCCTGTCGCGACTGTCGCGGTAAATGCGAGTTTTATTTGAGCCAACAAATCTATCAAAAGGTAAAAACAAAGCCATTTCCCATTCAGAGGGCTCGATGTAAAAGAATTTGGTTTTCACGTGCGAGATAAGATATCGCTTGATGCACGGCTTGAAGAAACGATATTTACTTGCTTGTGCTAAAATCTGATAAGACAGTTTCAAACGAGTATTCTCATCCAGCGTTTTATTATTCGCTGTTGCATACAGCGCGTCCATTAGTTTGGCTCTAAGAGGGAGTGGTAGATAATGGAGATTGAGTCCCAAGAACGAGCCTCCACTTCCGGCAAATCCGGCAGTCCTACCAGTACCGATAGGAAAGACAAGAGGATATCTGTCATAATATGGTAGCTTCCCTTTTCCCTTTGGATCATATTGAAACAAATACATGCTGCCAATCATTGGGCGCGCTGTAAGTCTCGCACGATTGCTCGCGATCATACGCGATGGAGATGCGGATGTAGCTTGTGCTTGCTGGCGGAACCAGTTGCGAGCGTCACGCTTTACAGACGGCGTGAAGCCAGCCTTTGCACCGCGCTTTAGGATAGTGTCAAAGATATATGCAACCAAGCTAGATTCCTAACTCTTTCTCTGTGAGAACAACGAATTCCCAGTTACGGTCAGCGCAGTATTCTTTTGCTGCGTCCCATTTACTTCTATTTATCCCGTACGTGGCTACTTCTCGCAGATACTTCTTAGTTGGCTTTGATCCATTTGTTTTGACTGTCGGCGGTACAGACTGTGATCTGGGTTTGATCTCAATCATCTTCACAGATACTTTCCCATCTTTATCTCGCATCTTTATAACAAAGTCAGGGAAATATCTGTGCCATTTACCATCAAGTGGTGACTTATAAGGAACAATAACCTCTTCAGATGCCCACTGAATAATATTGGAGTTCTCATCGAGATATTTCATAAAGCGCAATTCCCATGACGAGCGATACTGAATCTTCGTTGGGTCACCTTTATATTTGTTTGGGTTCTTGGGCTGAAAGCGCCCTCTGTAAGTAGCCATACCTTTATATATCCAGTATAAATATGATATCGGATAGGAGCCCTAAATGTCTGCTAAACAACTAAGATCAGAGAGACTAGCAACAGGCGTAGCTGGTGTTGCAGCTGCATTTAGCGCACTCAATCAAACAGCATCACCGCGAGTATCACTTGTCGGTCAAATTAGCAGACCAGATCCATTTCAGGACTCTAGCTATTATTTCCCAGACGATCTCAAGAATATTGATCACTGGGTAGAGTTCCAAGCTGTAGAAACAAAAGGTCAAGGATCTGCTGCTCTTGGTAAATTAGCCGATTCTGCAGCATTTCAAGAATTCGCTACTAAAAATAAACTCAATGCATTTATTGGTCAAGGTGTACAGAGTCTAGCTAATCCTGGTGCATCAGTCAATCTCGCAACGATTAGACTGCCGATGCCATCTAATCTGTCGACTGATTATAATCCACAGTATTCTACACCGGATCTTGCTGGAGCAGCTGGTGCTATTCTAAAGCCATTCGACCAGAAAATCTATAACAATTCATCGCTGCCTTCTCTATTAGGTGGAGCAGGTGGTGATGGTATTGCTGGCGCAGCAGCAGAAACTGGTGCACGAGGCGCAGCCGCCGCGGCTACAGGATTAGCCGGCGCAGCAGTAAATGGTATTGGTGGCGCTGGAGCGTTTGAAGCAGCACTCAAAGTTGGTCTTGGTGTAGCACAGAACCCACATAAAATCGTTCTGTTTACTGGCGTTGACTTTCGTGAGCATCGTTTCTCTTGGAAACTATCGCCAAGAAGCCGCGAAGAATCAAATATGATCAAACAGATTATTGATGCATTCACTTATTATGCGCATCCAGAATATGTCGGCGGTGGATTGTTCTTCAAATATCCAGAGTTCTTCAATATCAAATTCCGCCATCCAAATTATTTGTTTGAGCTACAGCCGTCTGTCTGCACAGATATTCAAGTAAATTACCACGGTCAAGGTGTTGCTGCTTATATTCGTGATGCAAATGGTGGCGGCGCACCTGCACCTGCTGAAATTGAATTGACGCTATCGTTCAAAGAAACAGAGATCGTCACGAAGAATACACTCAATAAAAGCTTGGGTCGACCTCCGGCTCCATCGGCTGATAATTCGAGTGCATATAGAGATCCAGAGCTTGCTGAACGTCTAAGAGCTGCGCCAGATGAAGCTGCTGGTATTATCAAGACTTCCCAACAGCAACAAGGTCGTGGTAGCAATCCAGCAACTGAAGTTGGTTCAGATTTCGGATAAGGACAACAATGTTTTTCTTTAGAGCACATCCAATTATTCCTTATCGTATTCCTGGGCAAACAAAGGGTATTGCCGTAACGGATATTACTCGTCGTTTTTCCGTGGCTAACTTTATCAATAATGGTAACGTCACGTTCGATTCTTATACGGTTCAAGATGGCGAACGCCCAGACGCTGTAGCCTATGATTATTATGACGACTTTACTCTCGACTGGCTTGTTCTATTGACCAACGAGATCCAGGATCCATATTTTGAATGGCCTCTTAGCTACGAGCAATTCAATAATATGATCCTTCAGAAATATCGTGGATTAGGTGACAGCAATAGCGATCTATCCACTTTGTCGTATGTCAATCAAACTGTCCACCACTACGAGAAGATTCTGCAAAAGAATTATACTGCATCTGATGGTGTTCAGTTTAGAGTTTATCCGGAAAAAACGGTCGTCGTTGATTATACGACATATGCAGCACTACCAGCTACGGATAGAAAAGCTGTAACGATCTATGAATATGAACAAGACTTGAACGAGCAACGTCGCCAAATCTATTTGCTCGACTTGCACTTTGTTCATCTTATCAAAGACCAGCATCCATATATCTTTGAAGAAGGTCCGTTTATCAGATGAATCCAAGCATTGCAGCTGGTATAATTTCACAATGCACTGTGAATGGCGGTGACATTCGCAGTCTCGTCAGTAAACTCGATTATTTCGAGAGCATTTATGAAACTGCTACTTCAGCGAACATTTCAGTCAATGACGCGTCAGGCTTCCATCAATCTGCCAAACTAAAGGGCGGAGAAGATGTTGAAGTTGGCTTTGGTAATCGTGAAGGCAGCACTATCCGTATGAAATATAAAACCGGTATTATCGGTGATAGAACGCGCGTCAAAGATAATCAGGACTATTATGAGCTAACCTGCGTTCCACAAGAATTCCTGGATAATAATGCGAAGGAAGTGGCTAAAGCTTATGCGGGAGAGAAACTCTCGGAGATGGTCAAGAAGTGGCACGAGGATTACACTAAAGACTCCACGACGATCAAAAAAGATTTGACGACAAACGAAGAGTCAGAGGGTAACGCATCGTATTATGGAACTGGTCGCTCTCCTGTGACAGCTATTCGATGGGCTGCTAAAGAAGCGAAGTCATCCAAGGCTAAAGCATCGAATTATGTCTATTACCAAGACCGCGATGGATATCATTTTAGAACCATCGACTCGATGTTATCTGAAGGCGATAAGTTTACCCTAAGCTATGCAACTCAGAATATTGGTGGAACGGGATCGGATTCACAGCTAAACATTATTGCGTTCGAACAGCAAAAAGATTTCAATACTGTCGATTCACGTTTCAATGGAGCTGACTCAGATCACTGGTATTACTTTGACCCTACTACTGGCAAGACGGGTGGCGGGTCAAAGCGCGATGGTGCTGGTAAAACATCACACGCTGGTAAAAAACAAATCACTAAAGATCAAAAGACTGCACGCGGTGAACGATTCAATTTTATTATTGCTCCAGGAGCTTCTGGAAGTAAATTCCGTGATGCCAGAGATAAATCAATCTCTGAGAATAAAAGAACAGTGCACGAACATGGAGCTAATTCGTCAGCTGCAACACAACTAGATAATCTAATAATGAATGTTCGTGTTCCGGGTAATACAGAATATAAGCCAGGGATCAAAGTGAAATTGAATATTCCAGCTAACCAAGAAACTGGTGAACTGGATAATCGTTCTGGTTCCTTTCTAGTTACTTCTGTACGCCATATTCTTTATAAAGACGGTAAAGACATGAAGTATGAATGCGTTCTTGAATGTAAGTCTGATTCGCAGAACAAGGAATAATTATGGCAGAACTAGGTACAGTTCTTGGGCAAGACGGATTGAAATGGTGGATCGGGATCGTTGAGGATCGCGGTACAGGGCAGTTCTCGGGTAAAAAGGACGATCTAAAGCTGGGTCGCATCAAGGTCCGCATCAAGGGAAAACACACGGATAATAAAGGCGACTTGCCAACGAGTGAACTTCCATGGTGTTATATTCTTATGCCAATGACGTCTGCTGGTATCTCTGGTGTCGGTCATTCTCCGACTGGAGTTGTTGAGGGTTCAAAAGTGTTGGGCTTCTTTATGGACGGTGATGGCGAGCAAGTTCCTATTGCTTTTGGTGTGCTTCCGCATATTCAACAGAAAGAAGATACTGATCAGAATTCAATTGGTTCTGGAGGTAAAATGTAATGGCAAGTGTAAAGATTATTCCACTTGCTACGTCTAATACGAGCCCTACGCTTACGGGAACGGTAAACTATAAGCGTTTCGACGATAGTGGTGTGCCGCGTGAAGACTTCTATGTCACGGTCAATTACACAAAGTATAAGCCGTTCGATGGTAATCTGGGTCTGGACGAGACAACATCACCAGCTACATGGAAGCTGCACTTCTCGCAAACACTGTATCCAGGTACATACGAAGTAGAAGCGAATGTCGTCGATATTGCGAGCAATTCATTATTAGCGACTGATTATAATCCAAATGGGCTTATTATCAATCAGCTTTCGCAAAAAGAATATAAGCAAAAGAATCCAACTCTGCTTGAAAAGGTTGCGACAGTTTCTTTGCTTATGGCAAGTCTGGATAAATTATTTGGTGGTAAGAACGGTATTGCTCCAGTCCCTTCTGTCCATCCAACACTAAACGATGATGCTTCTACCTCGCTCGTTGGTCGTGGTAATGAAGAACGTGCTGAAGATAGCATGGCTAAAAGCAAAACTAAGACTGTACGCAAGGATAATGTAAATCCAAATCCAGTAGCAAATAAAGCAGTCGATCCAACAGCGAGCGCTGCGGGAACATATTCGCTCACAGATATCGAACGCGCTGCAGCTGGTGATCTCAACGTTATAGATAATCTTGATTTTCTTTCTGCTGGATCTTCTCCCTCAGATACTATTAGTGCTCTAGACGAAACAAAGCAGATACTTGAAGACCAAAAGAAAATTCAGGGAACTGGTGAACTAGCTGTTGGCTCGGCGTTTGGATAAGGAATAATAATGACAAGTTGGGATCAACAAGAACCGGGTGGTAAGAAGTCTCAGTATCTAGGTAATCATACCTATACGACTGAGGCTGGTCATGTTGTCGAATTCGATAATACCCCTGGTGATAGACGCGTTCATATCTATCATGCTTCTGGTACATTCATCGAGATCAAAGACGATGGAGCAATGATTACCACAGCAAAGGGTGATCGTCAGGACTTCAATGATAAGGGTAAGCACGAAGTCGTTACTGGTGAGTTCGGTCTTACAGTCAATGGACCGATCAATATCTACTGCACGGGTAATGTTATTCAGCATGTCGATGGTAATTACGAACTAAATGTCGGCGGCGATCTCAAAGTAAAGGTTGGCGGCAACGAGCTTCGTGAAGTTATTGGCGATCAGCGTACACAGGTCAACGGTAAGACAGCACACAGAACGTCTGATAATCGCGACGAAGTAACTGGTGGTAATAAGACAGAGACGATCAACCGCGAATATTTCCAGTCGGTGGGAACAGAAGCTACATTGATTTCCGGCGGCAGCTTTGCCATTCTTGCCGGTGATGATTTCCAAGCTATTGCTACGGATCAAGTTGGTATTGGTGCTGGAACTATTGCTGCATTTGCTGGCGGAACTCAGGTTCAGATCGAATCTAAAACAGATGCAACATTTATAAATGCCGGCGATGCTGTCCAGATCAATGGTAATGGAGGTCATCCTTCGTACATATTTTCAAAAGGATCTGGTAAAGCTGGTGTCTTCTCAAATAGCAACGATGTTGTTATTGGTGCTGGTGGTCTAGCTAAGACTCAGACCGATGGCGGAACTAAGCTTGAAAATCAATCTGTTGTTCCCGCCTCTGGTAAACTCGTTCCAAGTTGATAGGTAAAAATGGCTGAAGTAAAAGAAACACCAGATCAAATCTCTAAGCGAGAATCACTTGCACAGCTAAAACAGGAAGCTGGTGGCGGCAAAGTTCTCGTCAAGGGTGACTATTATTATTTGGGCGGAAAGAGATATCAGTATACTGGTATCAACGAGCTTTGCGAGTTGCTCGAACGTATGAATCGTGATCATCCTGATCTGGTCAATACAGACGAAGCAGTCAAGATGATTGCTGATCCTCTCGGTTATAGTCCACCGCCATTTCAACTTGATCCTGCAATTACACTTGGGCTTGCTGCACTTCAACAGACTGGAGCACTTGATGCTTTGACTGGTCTCGCTAAAGATTTCTTGGGTGCTGGGCTCGACGGTCCAATCTCTGCTGTTACCGGAGCAATCAAAGGATTGACAAGCGCACTTCCATTCAAGTTGAATGGCGCAGCTGATATTGTCAATTCGATTGCACAAGTAAAGGTTCTGATGCAGCTAGGTCTATCTGGACCAGCATCGATTGTATTTGCTGCAATCAATGGTAATTTGCTGAAAGGTATTCCTGGACTTGGTGATCTCGCTGCAGCAGTCAATCTATCTAATGAGATTGCTGCACTTACCAAGATTGCTGCTGACCCGATCGGGTTTGCTGCTAAAGCTGCTGGTATTCAAGGTCAGTTTCCAATGCTCAATATGAACGCGATGGCTGGAGTTCTTCTCGGAGCAGCTGCTTCTGGTCGTAAGCCAAACTTTGCATCGCTCGTTCCTAATCTTGTGCTTGCGAGCGGTATTCTCAAGATGCTTCCGAAGGTTACGATTGCTCCGTCTAAAGATGCTCAAGCACCAAAGAAGCTGAAGCCACCATCAAAGCCAATCGATCCTATTGTTCCTAAGAATCTGTTTGCGGAAGCAGCAGCTGGATCGTCGCTTGCTACACTCAAGCAGCCTCTATCGCAGTTTATGGGGATTATGTCCACTATTGCACCGAGAACAAACCTTGTTGCTGATAGCCCAGCAAAGACATCTTACGGGACTCAGAAGCTAACCGGCAATGCTAATACTGTCAACTGGGGTTCGGGTGGCTATGGGCGTGATGATTCCAAAGCTAAACTTGAAAAGAAACGTATGGAAATCTCAGCTAAGATTGAGAAACATACATCTGAGCTACTTGAACAAGTGGACTATACAAAGCTGACTAAGTATAGTTATCCGGATCTGATCAAAAAGTATCCAGGCATCAAGCCAACATCAACTGTTGCTGAAGCTCTGCATATCATTGATGTGACGGATAAAGCAGCGGCAGCTAAAGCTAATACGAGTATTACGACCGCCTGAATACAATTCCTATTATAATGGCGTTTGATTGATTTGTCAAGTCTTTTTTTCTGAATAAATAAGCAAAAGGAAAACAAATGAAAAAAAGACCACTACCAGCATCGCTCAAGAAAGTCACAAACAAGGACTTCGATCTTTCGTTTCGTGCGCATCCATCGACTGGCAAACTGTTGATGAAGAAGGACGATGATGCTGTCAAGCAGGGTCTAAAGAACCTTTTGCTGACTAATCGCTACGAACGTCCATTCCGCCCAGAATATGGTGGCGATGTTCGCAAGCGTCTATTCGACAATTTCGACACTGTTTTCGTCGAGGACTATTCGAATCAAATCAAGACTGCTATCAAGAACTATGAGCCAAGAGCAGTTATCGATGATTATGATTCTGTAGTAGTATCAGAAAATAGAGACAACAATCAACTGTACGTTACAGTCAAGTTTAGAAACGCTGTCACACTAAGTGACATTAGCATCGACATCAATCTTAATAAGGTCCGATAATGGCAGTCAATACAGATCTCATTGTAACAGGATTGGACTTTGATACGATCCGTTCTAATCTACGCAACTATATGGCTTCAAAAGCTGAGTTTGCGGATTATGACTTTACAGACTCAGCTCTAGGTACGTTGCTTGATCTTCTTGCATACAATACGTATTATAATGCGTTCTATGCAAATATGGCATCAAATGAAGGATTCCTTGATACAGCACAGCTCTATGACTCGGTTGTTTCACATGCTAAGAATCTAGGCTATACGCCAAAGTCTGCTCGCGGTGCTTCTGCTAACGTTCAACTTATCTTTACTAACTCTTTTGCTAATGCTACATTCCGTTCGATTGTTGTTCCGAAGAATACACTATTCACAACCACAATCAATGGTGCATCATATAAGTTTGTGACTCCACAGACATATACAATCTCAGCAAATAACTCTGGTGGCTTTGCTGATTATGTCCGTATCACAGAAGGTGAGCCACTAACTCATCGTTACATCTTCAATCGTACATCAAATACATCTTTCGTTCTTCCAAACGATAACGTAGATACGACGAGTATTGCTGTTCAAGTTACTGTTGGCGGCAACAATCAAAACTATGTTCTCGCTGATGATGTAATGACTTCCAATTCAAGCTCGCAGATTTTCTTTGTTGAAGCTGATATCAATAAGAAGTATAAGGTTGCATTTGGTGATGGAGTTCTTGGTAAACTCCCAGCCACTGGTTCTATTGTGACTGTAGCTTATCGTGTATGTAACGGAACAGCCACAAACGGCGCAAATAGCTTTACCATCGTTGGTAGTAGCCTTTCAGGTCAAACTGGTGTTACGGTTGTTCCGATTGGTCGTGCTTCCGGTGGTGCCGCTATTGAAGATATCGAATCAGTTCGCTTCAATGCGCCAAGACTTTATGAAACACAGAATCGTTCTGTTACAGCACAAGACTACGAGCGCATTCTTCTTCGCGACAATCCAGACATTCAAGCTATCTCTGTTTGGGGTGGCGAAGAAAACGTTCCGCCAATCTATGGTAAAGTATTTGTCGCAGCCAAGCCAAAGAATACAACTGTGTTCTCAACTGGTCGCAAGGCTGAGATTGTCAATAACATTCGCAAGTATAACGTACAGTCGATTGATGTTGAAGTAACAGATCCAACTTATCTGTATATCATTCCATCGATTACCGTTCGCTACGATTCACGTCTTACATCGCTAACGCCAGGTGAATTGGCTAGCGCAGTTTCTGAACGCGTTGTTTCGTTCGAATCGAACTACCTATCTTCATTTGGTAAGTCATTCCGTTTCTCAAGATTCCTTGACTATCTGGACGGCACAGACGATTCTATCGTTGGCACAACATCAATCATTCGTCTGCGTAAGACGTTTGTTCCAGTCTTGTCATCGCCTAGCTCTTATACATTGAACTTCAACAATGTGCTAGAAAAGCTAGGACCTACTGAACTGGTGAGCGGTATCGCAAACCATCCTGGTTATGGTGGTATTACATCATCGACATTTACATACGTTGGATTTGAATCGTTCTTTGACGATAACGGCTTTGGTACACTTCGTACATACTATCGCTCTGGCGCTGGTCGTCTGGGTCGTGTATATACTAACACGACTGCCGGCACTGTTGATTACGCAAATGGTATTGTTTATATCAACAACTTCTTGCCAACTGCTTATCAAGGCGATGGTATCTCTGTTGTTGTATCTCCAGTATCACCGAATGTATCGCCTGTCAGAAACCAGATCCTTCTGTTATCACAATGCGAAGTAAACATTGTTGAAGACAGCACAAACAAGACAGTAGCAACAGCGTCTAACATCGAGACAATCGGTCAGACGGCTACTATTCAGCAACCATCAGTAAGGCTGTATAACTTCTAATGGCAAAAATTGTAGGCTCAGACGAAATCTTCAAAAAGATTTCTTCGCAGATTGATTCCCAGTTTCCTGGATTCATTCGCGAAGAAGGTCCGCAATTTGTTGCCTTTCTCAAGGCATACTTTGAGTATATGGAGCAGTCTGGTAACGCAGTCAATTCGATTAGAACACTGCGTGAAAACAAAGATATCGACAGAACTGTTGATTCGTTTGTGGAATACTTCCGTCGCGAGTTTATGCTCAATATTCCAAAAGAAACGCTTGCTGATAAGCGTCTTATGGTCAAGTATATTCGTGACTTCTATCGTACACGTGGTTCGCAAGAATCATATCGTTTTCTTTTTCGTGCGCTCTTTGGTCAAGAGATTGATTTCTATTATCCTGGCGACGATATCCTTCGTGCGTCCGATGGTCGTTGGGTAAAAGAAGTTCGCATCCGTTCGGCTGCACCATTCTCAACTAATCCACGCAACTTTGAAGGCAAGCGTATTCGTGGTAATACGTCGGGAGCTACTGCTTTTGTTCAAGACGTAGTAGGAACAATTGCTTCTGGTATCGAAGTTTATGACATGACTGTCGAGAATGTTGCTGGAATATTTGTTGATGGTGAACGTATTATTGATGTTGACAATAGCAGCAACTATGCAACAATCAACGCGCAAGCCGGTTCGCTCATTGGTATCGACGTAACAAAAGGCGGCGCTTTTCATAACTTAGGTGATTCGATCCAAATTAGTGAAGCTGGATCTACAGAAGTTGCATCAGCTGTTGTTGCGGAAGTAACCAATAGAAGTGCTGTTACATTGAAACTTGTAAAGGCTGGTTCTGGTTATACTAAAGAAGGAACACGTGTTTCTATTGTCAACGGCAATGGTTACGAGTTCGATGCTAAAGTTCAATCCTTTACAAGCCAAGCTATCTCTGGTGTTTCAATCAATACTGATCTAATTGGTCCAATGAAAGATGTGCGTCTTGATACGCCGTCTTTCTTTGTTCGCAAAGGCGCAAACACTTCTCCAGTTGAAAAGAAGCTAACTGGAACACTAAGTACATCTTCTGTATCTAATACGGTTACTGGATCTGGAACAAACTTTGTAACACAGCTTCATGTTGGAGATATTGTTCGTATTTACGGTGTTGCTAATACAGCGCGAGTGCATGCTATTACTAACGCAACATCTTTTATATCTACCTTTACACCATTCCAAACTGTAAGCGGTGCAAACGGATATATCAAGCTTGCTGGTGCTAACGTTTCTTCTAGACTTATTACAGCGCTTACATTTAGTAACGCTGTTTTCTATTCGATCAACGCAATCACACTTATCAATCCTGGATATGGATATAGCACATCGTTACCAACAATTAGAATCTACGACGAGCTTATTGCTCCATTGAATTCTTCAGACGGCTCTGGTGGTATTCTTGGTAATAACGCAATCGTGCTTGCTAACAATGCACCTGGATCTATTAGCAAGCTTCGCATTATAACACCAGGCGCAAACTTCAACAAGTATGAAGATGCTACAATTCTGAATCTTTCGCAGTCTAACGCTGCGTTCACAGAATCACAAGCTAGTTCATATGCAAATAGCTCGCCGTCAACAAGATATCTTATTCGTAAGAAGACATTCTCGGCTACTGGTAAGCCAAATCCATCTGGCTTCCTTGAGCTGCCTGGACGCTATATCGACACGAAGGGTTTCCTGAGCTGGAACAATAAACTACAAGATAACGAGTATTATCAAGAGTTCTCTTATGTCATTCGCGTAGCAGAAGTTCTTGAGAAGTATAAGAGCATTATCAAGTCATTAGTCCATCCAGCAGGTTCTGCTTTGTTTGGCGATTATATGATTTCGTCGAGTGTTGATATTCCAAGTTCGATTATTGACGCCGCGCCGTCAACTGTTCAGTCCACTGTTACAGAATCGATTACAACATCATCTACTCAAACGGCTACTGCTGCATACAATAGTGGTATCGATGTTACAGAATCTATTACTGCAACAGTTTCGCAAAACGGAACATTTGTTGCAAATGGTATCGTAACAGAATCTATTACAGCGTCTGCAACTCATCAGGGTCAGCGTTTTGCAATCATGTCTGGCGTTTATGGAAAAGTCCTTTATGCAAACAGCGAGATTCAGTCGTTGCAGAGTTCAGGAATTTCACTATATGCACCGATTACTATTGCGACATTCGACGGAACACCTCGTCTTGTTATCGGCACAAAGGGTACACTAGGTTTTGCAAACGGCGCAATGAAAGCCAACTCGGGATCGATCATTGTCGGTGGGCGCGGTTCAAACCTCTATCTCGTACCTGTTGCTGGATCGAATACAACAATATTCAATGTCAACGCAATCTTCTCGAATGCTGCGTTCTCAATTCGCACAAACTATATTCCAACGCAGGCAAACGTTCAAATTTACTACAGTACCGGTCCGTAAACGGTATAAATACCCATAGGAAACATTATGTCAGAAACTATCAATACATCAACTTTTGCTGATGCTACAGTTATCAGAGGAGCCAAAGAAGTGGAAGAAGTCAAACTTACCGGCAAATACGTCGCACAATGCTTCGACGTAAATGGTAATCTAAAGTGGGAAGAGCACTTCGATAACCTTGTGACGACCCAAGGCAAAAACCATATTCTTGATACGTATCTTGCTGGTAACGGTTATACAGCTAAGGTATTCCTTGGTCTGATTAGCTCGACAGGTTATACAGCAGTTGCTGCTGGAGATACAGCCAACTCACATACAGGCTGGACTGAGTTTACTGGTTACTCGCAGACAACTCGTCGCCCACCATCATTCTCGTCAGCCTCAAGCGGATCGAAGGGAACGTCAACTGCTGCTGTATTCTCAATCACTTCAGCTAATACAGTCAAGGGTACATTCCTTGTAGCTAATACGGGAACTGGTCTCGCAGCTGCTAAGGGTGGATACTCTGGTTCACTTTACTCAGCAGGTCTATTTACTGGTGGTGATAAGACTGTTGGTAGCGGCGATATTGTCAACGTCACTTACACGGCTTCTGCATAATAATGGCTTCTCTGATCCCACGTCGATTCCGCGTTCACGAAGCGATTCAGTTCCTTGAGTCGCTGAGCGAATCTGCGCCTACTCGTTATTACTTTTACATTGCTAAGACTTCTGCGTATGCTAACGCATATCCAGTCACTGGGCAAGTAAAGACTACTACAACATCAAATACGATTGTTGGCGTGGGAACATATTTTACAACAGAACTTGCTGTTGGTGATAGACTTGCTATTACTGGTCAATACGAATCACCCACAACCAATCCTAGAATTCTGGTTGTTCAGTCGATTCCAACTGCTCAGACGATTATTGTTTCGCCTCGTCCAGTTGCTTCAAATACGACTGGTGCAAACGTATACATTCGTAAGCTTTGGTCAGAACTAAAGCCACCAGCACCAACACCATCATATCAAGCCGTAAACTACGATTCATGGCGCAATATGATGTCGCTAAAGAAGATTCAGTCTTCTGACGCTTCTCATGTTGTTCCTCGTGTCAATTGGGCTAACAACACATTCTTCAATGCTTGGGATGATGCAGCTGTTCTTCAAACAGCAAATGCAGCAATTCTACGCTATTACTGTGTGACTGATGATTGGAATGTTTATAAGTGCATCGACAACAATCGTAATGCAAATTCAACGATAAAGCCAACTGGAACTGGAACATCGATTGTTTCGACAGCTGATGGTTATCGTTGGAAATATATGTACACCATTGAGTCTGGTGAACGCACCAAGTTTTTGACTATTGATTATATGCCAGTCAAAACTCTAACAGCCAACAACGGCTCTGCTCAGTGGACTGTACAACAGAATGCAATAATTTCTGGTAACGGTGCAATTCATCTTATCAAAGTTGTTGCCAATGGTGCTGGTTATCTTAGCACAACAAATACTTTCTCGACAGTTACAAATACAACATGGATGAAATTGAAGTCATCTGCTTCTGGTATTGACGGAACTTATGTTGGTTCTGGTCTATTCATCAGCGAAGGTGCGGCTGCTGGTCAACTTCGTAAGATTGTAAAGTATTGGGGTGCAAATAATACTCTAATCGTCAATTCTGCGTTTAGTGTTACACCAACAACATCAAGCCGTTATGTTATCTCTCCACTTGTAACAGTTCGTGGTGATTCTGGCGGAACTACAACTTCTCGTGCTACAGCTTATATTTCTAATACAGTTGGCGGTCAAGTTCGTAAGATTACTGTTATCAATCAAGGTCGTTCTTATTCGACAGCCAATGTTGTTATCTCAGCAAACTTAGGTTTTGGTGCAACTGGTCGCCCAATCATTTCGCCACTCAATGGTCATGGATCAGATCCAGTCGATGAGCTTGGTGGAACAGCTGTTATGTTGAATGTTCGCACAACTGGTGCAGAATCTAATACGTTCCCAACAAACAACGACTTTAGAACAATTGGTATTATTCGCGATCCATTGCTTGCCAACGGTGCGCAAGCTAATGCTTCAGTCATCGATCAGTCAACTCGTATTGGTATATCACTTGCAACAGGTGATTTTACTGCAGACGAAATTATTACTGGTCAGAGAAGCGGTGCTAAGGCTCGTCTTGTTTATTTTGCCAATACTAATGATGCAAGAACAAGTGGAACACTAAAAGTTATTCGTGTTTCGACAAACGGAACTGGCGGTGGATTCCAAGTTGGTGAACTGGTAGTCGGTTCAAACTCTACAATCACTGCAAACGTTGTTTCTGTTACTAAACCTGCTCTAAAACCCTACAGTGGTTTAGTAATATATACTGAGAATAGAGAATCAGTCTTCAGAGGTCCTGCGCAGACCGAAGACTATAAATTTACTGTAAAATACTAATTGGAAGGTATCATGGCTTCAACAGCTAATTCAGTTTCACTTTCAACGAACTTCAACGTAGCTCCGTTCTACGACGATTTTGATGAAAGCAAAAACTTCCATAGAATTCTTTTCCGTCCAGGATTGGCTGTGCAAGCTCGTGAGCTTACACAAATGCAAACGATCTTTCAAAACCAGATTGATCGTTTTGCTGAGCATATCTTCCAAGAAGGTTCTTCGGTTCGTGGCTTTGAACTAAACTACGATCCAGATTATCAGTATGTAAAGCTGCGCAACAACAACTCAGTTGGTACATCAGTCAACGCAGCTGCGTTCTTGAACAATGTTATCAAGGGCGCAACATCTGGCGTTCTTGCTACGGTTATCAAGACGAACGATGGTTCCGAAGCTAATACACCAAACTTCAAGACTTTCTATGTCAAGTATCTTTCTGCCAATACTACAACTGGCTATCGCTACTTCGCAAACAACGAAATCATCAATTCGGTTACAACAGTTGGTCTAGCTGCTAATACAATCACAGCTGCCCAAGGTGGATCAACTGGCGCTGCTGCAGCTCTCAAGGTCGGTTCTGGTATCGTATATGCTAAGGATCATTTCATTCGTGTTCCTGAGCAAACAGTTCTTGTTGGCAAATATACTTCAGCTCCATCTGCTCGCGTTGGTTTTGATGTAACAGAATCCATCATCACAGAAACAACAGATGGAACGCTGCTTGATCCAGCATCTGGTTCATATAACTATGCTGCTCCAGGCGCTGCTCGCCTCAAGCTGGAAATAACTATCAAGTCACAAGCACTTACAACAGCTGTATCGAATACATTTGTTGAACTGATGCAAGTCAAGGACGGTGCTGTTCAGTCTATTGCTTCTCGCCCAAAGTATTCAGAAATCCGCAAGTATCTTGCTGAACGTACATACGACGAGTCTGGCGACTATGTTATTCGTGGTCTGAACGTTACGATGCGTGAGCATCTCAAGTCAGGTAACAATCAAGGTCTCTATACATCTGGTGAAGGTGGCAATACAAGCCTTCTTGTTGCAGTTGTTGATTCTGGTAAAGCTTATGTAAAGGGTTTCGATAACGAAATTATCGTATCATCTCGCATAAACGTAAACAAGGGAACAACATACAACGTAACAGAAAGTGCCAAAGTTCTTCCTGACTACTCAAACTATATTCTTGTAGATAACGTCTGCGGTCAGTGGGATGTCAATGGTCAAGGAACTGTTTCTCTCCGCGATAGCCAAGCCAATTCAATCTATAACAACGCTTACTCGGTGACTGGCTTTGCTGGCGCACACATTGGTCGCGCTCGCGTGCGTGGTATCGAACTTGACTCAGGAACTCCTGGAACTCAAGACGCAAGATATCGTTTGTATCTGACAGATGTTGTAATGAACTCTGGCAAAGATTTCCGTCAGACACAGTTTATTGGTTGGAACGGCGGAACTGGTGCAGCCAACGGTAAAGCTGACATTGTTGCATCGACAGGTCTTTCTGCTAACGCAGTTGGTACAACATTCAACCGCGCAATCTTCCGTCTGCCATCAAAAGCTACAAAGACTTTGCGTAATGCGTCGAACGTTCTGAACAACGATTTCAACTTCTACAAAGCATTCGATATCGCATCGGTTGCTAACAACGGAACATTCTCTATTTCTAGCGGTGATTCATCAGAAACCTTCGATGGTTCTGGATCACTTTCACCATCAGCTATCAATTCTGACTTCTATGTTGTTGCATCAAGCGCAGCTAATACAGTTCCGCTAACTGGTAACGTATCCATCACTTCTGGTGGTTCAACTATAGCTTGGACTGGTGCTGGTACATCAACAATCTTTGATAAGCAAATTTGCCCTGGCGATATTCTCAATGTTGGTACAGCTGGCGACTTTACTGTCAAGTCAGTTGATAGTGCAACATCGATTACAGTAGAAAAAGCTGCAACAGGCACTTGCACAAACGTAAGATTCTTCAAGAAGATCAAGTCTGGTCAAGTTATCAATCTTGCTGGTGTTGGTTCACAGGGTACCACTATTACTGCTGGAACTCGTACAGTATCTGTGGCTAATACTGTAGCATCGATTGATCTGAAAGAACGTTTCCGTTCAACTTTCCCAGCTAAAGCTGTTGTCAAGCTCAACAAGATCGATGGTCAAGAAGCTGCTAAGACGGTTGTTCGTAATCGTCTTGTTCAAATCTATATTGACAACTCGACATATGCAACAACTGCAACTGAGTTCAATCTTGGTCTATCAGACGGTCTGCGTATTGTATCTGTTCGTAGAAAAGCTGGTTCAGCCTTTAGCTCAACAACTGAAGGTACGGACGTAACAGCAAACTTCATTCTCGACAATGGTCAGAATGATAACTACTACGATCACGCCAAGCTAAAGATGAATCCATCGAAGCCATTGACGCTTTCGTTGAATGATCGTCTGCTTGTAACACTTGATCACTTTACACATAGCTTCTCGTCAGGTATCGGCTACTTCTCTGTAGATTCATACCCAGTCAACGATGCTACAGCTGCTACTGATACAACAAAAATCTTTACTTACGAGATTCCAATTTACGTCTCGAAGAGTTCTGGTGGCGCTTACGATCTGCGTGATTGCATTGATATGCGCCCACGTATCATCGATACAGCTACAAGCACAGCAATCATCGGCTCGGTTTCTACAAACCCAGCAACATCAACATCTGTCTATCAGCCAACTGGTGGTCTACATTTCTCGCCACCAAACGAAGACTTTACAACTGATCTTCAGTATTATCTTGGTCGCTCTGATGTTGTGGTTATGTCACCAGAAGGTCGTATCAACGTAATCGCTGGAACACCTTCGGTCAATCCAAAAGCTCCTGCGGAAATTGGCGAAAATATGCCACTCGCAACGCTAACGATTGCTCCATATCCATCACTTCCTTATGAAAATGCTCGTCGTGCAGATCGTATTGATTCGGCAAACAAGATCAAGAAGGCAATGAATCCTCGTTTCACAATGAAGGATATCGGCGAAATCTCGAAGCGCATTGATCGTCTTGAATACTATACTTCGTTGAACATGCTTGAGAAGAGCACAAACGAATTGCTTATCCGTGACGAGAACGGCTTGAATCGTTTCAAGAATGGTTTCCTTGTTGATCCATTCAATGGTCATGGTATTGGTAACGTATACGATCCAGACTATAAGATTTCGATTGACGACAAAGCCAGCGAAATGCGTCCACTCAACGTATATCGCAATACAAAGCTGCGCGCAGATCTTCTATCATCAACTCATGTTGTTCGCACAAACGTAACAACTGCTGGTGTCTATAAAGATCAGGTTATCACACTGACAACAACTCCTGCTTCAGGAACATTTGTTGCTGGTGGTACGGTAACATCTGGTGGTTCAACTGCTACGATCCGTCATCGCGTTGGCGCAAAGCTATATGTTGAAAATGCAACAGGTAACTTTGCTGCTTCTGCAACGATCACAAGCAATGCAGTCAATGCTACAATTTCTTCTGTAGCAGTAACAGCGCCTGGTGATATTGTTACACTTCCTTACTCACATAAAGTTCTTGTTCAGCAACCATATGCTACAACAACAAGAAATGCTGCTGGTACAAGTTATAGCTGGAAGGGTGTTCTATCACTCGATCCAGACAATGACTACTGGTATGATACAACTGCTAAGCCAGAAGTCAATATCAATATTGATGGTAACGCTGACGCTATTGCATATATCGCAACAACAATGGGTATCAAGTGGGACGACTGGAAAACAACTTTCGTTGGTGAACCAGTTCTTGTATCACAGAATACTATTGAAACAAGTCGTTCGTCAGACTCATCTCGTGTAAACGGTGGTACTGAAACTACAACTACTACTTCGTTTACAACAGAGTCTGTCTACTCAGTTCCATCAACAGAAGTTCGTAGCGGTACTCAGTTCAATACATCTATCACAGATGTGAAGCAGACTGTTGGTAATGTTGTAACAGATGTTTCGATCCAGCAGTATATGCGTGCAAGAACAATTACGGGTAACGCAGTTGGCATGAAGCCATCGTCACGTCTGTATGCGTTCTTCGATGGTATCGATGTATCTGCATATATTACTCCATTGACACAAGCTGAATTCCTTTCAGGTCTAAAGAATTCGCAAGGTGCTTCGGTTGCACCGACATCCGCTCGTGGTTCTGCTCTGTATTCCAATACAGACGGTACTGCATACTTCTTGTTTACAATTCCAAACAACGATGGTCTTCGTTTCCGCACAGGTTCGAAGCGCCTTCGTCTAACTGACAACGCTCAAAATAGCAGCTCATACGGTCAGTTTACAACTTCAGCTGAAGCAGAATACTCAGCAGAAGGTTTGTCGCTTGGTAAGTCGGATATTACTACATCAACACGTAAGGTTGGTGTTTGGGCTACGAATCCTATTGAAACAAGAAATGTTACTTCGTTCAATACGGAATACTCGTTCTCGACAACAGTTGATACGTCATTCCAGCAGGATCCACCAAACAACGATCCTATTGCTCAGACATTTACTGTTGATGCTTTGAGAGCAGCCAAGAACAAGACAAGCGGTCTATATCTAACAAAGCTTGATCTGTTCTTTGCAACAAAAGATCCAAAGCTTTCTGTTACAGTTCAGCTGCAAGAAGTGGATAAAATTACTGGAACAGTTACACCACGTGTTGTTCCATTCTCTTCTGTTACACTAGTTCCAGCAGATGTCAATGCAAGCGAAACAGATAGCACGATCCCAACTCAAGTTTACTTCCCTGCTCCAGTATATCTGCAGGAAGGTTCAGACTACGCTATTGTAATTGTTCCAGAAGCATCAAATCCAAATTATACAGTTTGGACTGCTGTTCTTGGTGATAACGATCTAGCCACGGGTGGACGTGTTGCTGTTCAGCCAGCTTCTGGCTTCCTCTACACATCTTCGAACCAACGTTCGTGGGTACCTGTAGAAAACGAAGACATGAAGTTTACAACATACTATGCTGAGTTCGACAAGTCGGCTGATGGTCTTCTTATCCTCAAGAACGACAAGAAAGACTTCTTGACTGTAACTTCGCTGACTGGAACATACGTCAACGCAATTGGTGAAGTTATCCACGGCGAAACTCGTATCCTTGGTACGTTTGCTAATACCAAAGCTGTTGCAGCTCAGATCGCAAACGGAACTTGCTACGTTCAAAGTTCCAACGCAACAGCTACTATCACAGGTGTTGTAACCGAGTATAACTCAGCTTATATCATGGCTCGTGTCGATACTTCAGCTAAGTTTGCCAATACAGACTTTGTTCGTCTGCGCTTTAGCTCACCAACATCTGGCGTGATTGTTGCTAACTCGACTGGTAAGATCAAGGGTACGATTACTCCAGTTGGTCGTGTAGAATACTATGATGCAGTCAACTACGCAAACACGAAGCTGTATGTTGCTAACCTTGCTTACACAACTTCTGGTGTAACATCGTCTTGCACATACAATCGTATTCTCAAGGCTAACACTTGGTTGTCAACACAATCAACAAATATCAAGTCGAAGGTTCTTTCGGTTGATAACGTTCCTATGGATTATGTTCAGGTATTTGCTGGAACAATCATTCCTTCAAATACATACGTTTCTTCTTATGGTAAGTTTGCCACAAGCTCGTCAGCTAAAGATAGCTCTTATGTTTACTTGAATCTGAATAACTCTGACGAACTTGATGCAACTCGTTATATCATCAGCCGCTCAAACGAATCAAATACGAGTGTTTCATCTTCAACAATGAACACTGGTTCAGTAGACATCAAGCTCCAGATGAACTGCCGTAACATTACAGCATCGCCTGTGGTTGATTTGTCTCGTATTGCTTTGACTGGTGTTCAAAACTTGATTAGCACGGAAGGTGAAATTGCTTCTTCGGAAGATAACGTATCTAACGGCGGTAACTCAAAGTCACGCTATATTACTCGTATCGTGACACTGGCTGACGGTCAAGATGCTGAAGATATCCGCGTATATCTCGGTGCTTATCGTCCACCAGGAACTCAAGTTCATGTTTACTGCAAGGCTTTGAATGCGTCAGATAGCGATACATTTGCTGAACGCAAGTGGATTGAGATGACTCGCGATACAGATCAAGGCTTTACACCGACTGCTGTATACTCAAGTTCGACAGATAGAAACGACTTCCTCGAGCTAGTTTACAAGGTTCCAAGCTGGACCGATACATATAAGGCAGGTGCTAATAACTCAACAGGCATTTTCCAGTATCGTAACTCAACTGGAGCACGTTTCAATGGCTTCAAGTATTTCGCAATCAAGGTAGTTCTGACGGCAGACTCGTCGCCAAATCCACCACGTGTTCGCGAACTCAGAGCAATCGCACTACAGAGATAATGAATGGCGCTTGATAAAATCAAAGACTATCCCGATCTAGCGAAAGACCCGAATACAAAAGCTGTTGTAAATATAGACAATTCGGGTCTTTCTGCCTACCGCAAACAGCGAGATAAGCAGAAAGCGTTAGATCAGGCTTTTCAAGATATAAATAATATGAAACAAGAATTCAATGATATCAAAACGCTCATGCAGCGCATTTTAGACAAGATAGGATAACCAATGGCTGTAATTGCAAACGTAGCCCTTACTAATACTTTTGATACGTGGCGCACTCGCTCAAATCAGGGCTTCACTCGTCTGAATGCGTTTGCGATCAATGAATCATCTCTTTATGCCAATACACTGACTGCTAATACCTCGTTCCTATCAAAGGGTCTTGGTACTTTCAACGGTCGTGTAACAATCGGAACTAACCTCAACGTATCAGGTAACACGACTTTCGGTGCTGCTGGTAAAGTTGCCAACGTAGTTGGTTGGTTCGGTGTTGCTGGTCGTCAGTCGGTTTCAACTAATTTGTTTGTCGGTGGTAATACTACAGTATCTGGACTAGTTACTGCATCGGGTCGTGTAACAATAGGTACAAATCTAAACGTATCTGGTAATACAACTATTGGTGCGGCTGGTAAAACAACCAACGCTACTGGTTGGTTTGGTGTTACGGGTCGTGCGACAGTTTCGACAAATCTTTTTGTTGGTGGTAATACTACACTCAACGGTACAACAACTGATAAGTCAAATGCTCTCAATCAGACTTTGACAGATGCTGCAACAATTTCTTGGGATACGGCACTTGGTCGTGTTGCTACAGTAACTCTTGGCGCTTCACGCACAATTGCTGCTCCAACTAATCAAAAGGTTGGTACATACATCCTTCGTGTTGTTCAAGGTGGTTCAGGTAGCTATACACTTACATGGAACGGCAACTTCAAGTGGACTGCTCAGACTGCTCCAGTTCTTTCGACAGCAGTTGGCGCAGTTGATATTTTCACGTTCTTCTCTGATGGCTCCAAGATGTATGGATCTTATCTCCCAGACGTAAGGTAAGCAATGTTTCTAGGATTCCTAGCACGACCAACAAAAGTTGTTACGATCAGCAATGCTGCATCTAACTATAATCTTTATACAGCTGCGGGAAGCCCAACTTATCCGCTGAATATCCTTGCATTTATCAACGCTTCTGTGACGTCTAACTCTCCATCGACTCCTGCGTTTGACGTTGGTTCGTTTAGTGCTGGAACATTTGCGTTCGTCAAGAACAACGCTACAATTACTGGTGGAACAGGAACAACTGGTAATCCAGGCAATGCAGGAACAACTGGTGCAGCTGGTAATACAGGAACTCCAGGCAATCCAGGCGCTGCGGGTAATCCAGGCAACACTGGTTCAGCTGGTAATACTGGCGCTGGTGGTGCTGGTGGTAACGGAGCAAACTCATCTCCTGCAAATCCTGGCGGTGGTGGATCTCCAGGCAACGCTGGTGGAACTGGTGGAACAGGTAATAACGGCGCTTCAGGAAATGCTGGCGGTCCAGGAAATAACGGGACAGCTGGTAATTCAGGCAACGCTGGTGGAACTGGTGGAACTGGTGGTTCATCGTTCACTGTTCCAACAGTTGCTGGTCTGATTACTGTCGTAGATAATACATC